TGGTGTCCCAGGTGGGCGCCGCGTGCCCGCGGTAGGCCGTGCTCGGCAGCGTCACGAGAGCCTCCTCACGCCAGCCGGGAGACGCGGATACACGAGCCCGCCCGGACCACGGTCGGCCCGGTACCCGCGGACTGCTGCGCGTACTGGAGTTTCATCGTGCCCGAACCGGTAAATGCGACGTAGGCCCAGGGGGTGGCGTTGGACTCCAGGCTGTCATCGCCCGCGAATACGTGAAGCTGAGTGAAAGGCAACGTCTGCCGGTTGGTCTGGCCGACCGTGTTACTACTCAACTCATTACCGTTGGCCGCCCACCATCCGGTCACCCCGCCCGGGACCGACCACTGGAACTTGATATCCCGGGCCGCCGGGCTCTTGAAGATGAGGAAGCATTCCACCAGGTACAAGCCATTGACCTCGCCCACGAACGAGGCCCCGACGCAATCCACGAATGAAGCCGTGTTGTTCGTCTGGTCGGTGGCCACCCGGTAGAGCTGCGGCAGTGCGTTGATCTCGCTGCCGCGGATCCGCTGCCCCGCGGTGTATTGCACCATTGCGTTGACACCTCCCTGTCAAAGTCCGAACACCGGGGGATTCCAGAGCTGCACCCGGGTACCGGCGGGCCGGGTCACCGGCATCGGCGAGATGGTGAACGTCTGCGGGGAGGCCGAGCCCGAGCACGCGGTGGCCGTGACCTTGACCGCGCCGAGATCGAGGTCCATCGGGAAGTCGTCGGCCTTGGTCGTCCACAGCGGACCGGCCGAGACCGCCACGCTGATCGTCGTGGCCCCGGCCGCCGCGATGGCCGCCAGCGCCGAGCCGTTGGTGTCCACCCGGGCGCAGAACTCCTGCGTATCGCCCGTCTCGGCGGCCACGCACGCCACCTCCCAGCGCCGATACAGCGACGTGTTGAGGGTGGCCGTCCAGCGTGACCAGGTGATCGTCTGCTCGAACCCCTCGACCGCCAGGCGGACCCGGTCGTCCGGCGCCGCCGCGTTCACCAGCGGCAGATTGATCACGTCGATCCGGTCCCCGGGGATGATCGAGCACCACTCGTCGAGCAGGTCCGGGCGGGCGGTGAGATCCAGCGTCAGCCGCGGGTAGCGGTAGCCCTCGACGGTGCCCTGGAACACCGCCCATGAGGCATATTGCGGCAGCGCCGTGTCGTCGCGGCAGTTCACCGTGCGCGAGTCGTCGTAGCGCCCGATCGTGTCGCTGCCCAGCGGTCCGGCGGTGTCCAGATAGACCGCGCTGGCCCCGCGGTAGCGCTGCACCTCGGAGCGGTTTACACGGTAAGCGTCGTCGTGGGTGGGCACGAACGGAAGCCCGAGCATCCCGGTTGCCGCATCGAGCACGAGCACCGGCGCGCGCGACTCCCGGTAGCGCTTGGTGGTGTAGCTCAGCCCCGGCCCCTTGCCATCCCACAAGATCCCGCCGTCGGTCCGTTCGCAGTCCCGGAACAGATCGAGCACGGTGCCCGGCGGTTGCGAGCCCATCGTGTCGGTGATGATCCCCTGGAAGGCCCACGCGGGTAGCGAGGGGTCGATCTGCTGGTACCAGATTCCCGCCTCACCGGCCAGCCGGTTGAGCCGGGTACCGATGTTCTCGCCCCGGTACGCATTGAGTTGATTCACGTGCAGCGTGGTGTCCCGGGCATCCTTGCGACAGACGATGTGCCCGAGCGTGACGTCCATGTGCCCGCCGTCGGTGGCCGTCTGGATCCGGACCGGCTTGCCCACCGAGGCGCCCGGCACGGTCGGCCCCCCGGCGCCCGGCCCGTACACGTAGCCGACGGTCGCCCCCTGCTCGATGAAGTCGATCACCCAATCGATATTGCTGCCGCTCTTGGTCAGGGTGAGCCCGAGCTGACCGGATCGCCCGTCGATCCCGACAAACGATGTCGAACCGGGGATGACCGGCACGAGCGCGATCGGCCCGGTATCGAGCACCAGCGAGTCCCGCCAGGCCCGGACGTTGAACAGCCCGCCGGTCCGGTAGCGGATCTCCCAGAATGACGGGTCCCCGGTGGTGATCATGCCGAGGATCACCCCGCCGTCATTGCTCCCGGCCGACGGCACCGCGATCAGGCACCGGAGCTGGATGATCTCGGTCCCGGTGAAGTCCGGGACCGTGCCGTACCACTCGGAATCGCTGATCAGCGGCAGCGGTTTCGAGCAGGCGAACACGTCCGAGGCCGCCAGCCGCGGGGACGCCGCGGGCAGCCCCGGGTTGGACCCGCCGTGGATCCGGCCGGAGAAGTCCATCGGCGGGTACTGCGGGAACGCCGACGCGATCAGCGTGGCGCCTTCCTCGTCCTCGCCCGGCCAGTAGGCGACCACGCCGGAGGAGTTGATCAGCCCGCGGCGGAGCGGGGAGAACACGATCGGCTGCCCCTGCTGCAACCGCCGCATCGTGCCGCTGGCCGACAGCCGCACCACGGCATCCCCGCGAGCCCCCAGGCCGCCGCTGCCGGGCCGCATCGGCTCGGTCGACCACTCGGGAGTGAAGCCGTCCGCGTAACCGGTGAACAGCGTCTGAAAGCCCGAACCGAGGTCGACGCTCACCTGTACCGGGGTGCCCTGCCGGACGTTGGGCCAGTGCGGAGATAGCCCTCCCAGGCTGTAGCGGCCGTGCCGGTTGTTGAGCGTGAGCGCCAGCGCCGCCGGTTGGCTCGCGCTGGCCTCATCGCTGCGCCCGTGCCGCAGGTGCACCCCGGTATCGAGCCGGACGTCCGTGGTCACCTCGGTGAACACCCAGTCCGAGCCGTCCGGGTCGGTCAGGTTCCCGCCGAACGCCAGCGCGACCGCGAATTTCGGCACGGGCGTGCGGCCGATCTTGAGGGGGACACCGGACACGCCCGCGGTGAGCGTGAACGTGTCCGGGTCGGATGTGCCCGCGCTCGACGTCGCGGTGTAGCCCAGCACCCACCGGCCCAGGCTCGGCGGTGTCCAGCTCAGCGCCGCCGCGCTGCCGATCGTCGTGCCGACCGCCGAGGGCCCCTCGACGACGTACCAGCGGCGCGAGGTGATGGCCGAGTCCCCGGCCGTCTCGGTGGCCGTGCGGGTGACCACGCCGAGCGGTTGGGTCAGGTCCGGCCCCGCCTCGACGGTCGGCCGCAGCGGGGTGACCGTGATCGTCGCCTCGTCGTAGCCCGGCCCGACGGAGTTGGTCGCGGTGTAGCGGATGACGTGCGCGCCCGCGACCGCACTCGGCAGCGCGCAGCGTTTCGGATCACCGCCGTACGCGGCCAGGTCGACCGGCGCGCCCGAGCCGCCCGGCCCGGACATGAGCCGCCACTGCCGGGCCGTGATCGGCTTACCGCCGTCGCTGGTCTCCCCGGCGGTCCGGATCACGCCCTTGGTGCGCTCGACGGTGCGATCGGTGCCCGCGTCCACGATCGGCGCCGTGGGCGCCTCGCGGAACTCCATCACCGCCAGCGGGTAGACCGAGAACGTCCCGGGTGGCTCGATGGTGAGCGACTGATTGGCGTCGCGGGCGGTCCACACCGCGGCCGTCGAGAAGTACGAGATCTTGCGCTGCCCGGCCGCCGCGGGCTGGTCGAACCCGTACCCCGGATTGATACCCGAGCCCGAGATGTACGCCGCCCCGCGGGCCATCGCGTCGGTGCCCGCGATGATCGCGATCGAGCGGTTCGGGGTGCCCGGGGTGGACCGCAGCGTCGTGTTGATCGTCGGATAGCCGAACGTGTCGACCGTGGTACGGGCGAACACCGGATCGGCCGGGTCGTAGCCGGTGACCGACCACATCATGAATGACGGGCGCCGATAGGCCGAGGGCGATCCGGCCGTGGTCACCGTGACCGTGGTCGTCCCGGTAAAGGGACACGGAATGGCGGCATAGATGCCGACGAATGCACCGTCGTCGACATTGCCCATAAACGTGTTCGTCATCGGCCAGTTAATGCCCATGCCGGTCGCGGTGACCACGGCCGTGGTGTCCTCGTAGAGCGAGTCCGCGAACACCGCGATGACGAACGCCTCACCGGTGGTGACCGGGATGGGCCCGGAGACCACGCTCGACGCGCCGACCGCCCCGTCCACCCGGCCCCGGTAGGTCGCAGCAAGAGGCATCGGTCAGGCCCTCGCGAGCTGGAGTTGACCGGTCCGCACCAGGTTCATCAGCATCGATGACAGCGCGCTGTCAGCGCCGGGGGCGACTTTCAGCTCCAGCCCGCCCATGCTGGCCGAGCCCGAGCCCGTGCGCGGGTCCCAGTTGACCTTGGCCCCCTGCACCGCCTTGCTGATCATGTCGTTGTACCGGGCCAGGTTGGCGCTCATCCCCTGGTAGGAGAAGTCTTCGAAGATCTGCCCGCCGGACATGACCCGCTGCGCGACCTCGCCCACCGCGGCCATGAGCCCCTGCGCCTGGCCGACCACGCTGGTGATCTGCGCGTAGAGCTGCGGGGCCGCCGCCCGGACGCCCTCGACGAACCCGTCGATGAGCGACTGACCGCGGTAGTAGGTCCAGCCCGAGCCCGCGAACGGGCCCTCCGGCGGAGGCGACTGCGGGAACACCGCATCGACACCCTGCACCGTGACGATGCCCGCCTCTTTCGCCGTCTCGGCCTTGGACGCGATGCCGTCCGCGAACCCCTGGATCAGGCTTGCGCCCGCGTCGTAGAACCGCTGGACGTAGGCCATGATCGCGTCGATGATCCGCCTCGGGAAGTCGGCCGCCCAGGCGACGATCTCCTCGATCTTGCCCTTGATCGCCTGGTACATCGCATCCCAGTGCCGCCGGGCGGTCTCGCCGAGCGAGGCGAACCCCTCGATGCCCGCGCGGATCCTGGCGTCCGCGTCCGCGAACGCCGCCTTGATCTCGTCCCAGTAGGTCCGCCAGCGCACCGACAGGTCCGCGAACGACTCCGCGATCTTGACCCCGTAGTCGATCAGGCCGACGAACTCGGTCACCAGCCACTTGATCACCGGGATCAGCACGTCCTTGATCACCCCGGCCACCAGCGGCATCGCGTTGTTCGCCATCTCCAGCAAGGGCGGGATGACCGGCAGCAGCGCGTTGGTCAAGTCCAGGGCACCGCTCACCAGCTCCAGGAACAGCGGGGCCAGCACCCGGATGATCTCGGCGAGAAGCGGACCCGCGTCGCGCGCGATCTCCAAGATCGTCGGGGTCATCTCGCGGAAGGCAGCGGCCACCACCGGGATCACCGGGCGCAGCCCGTCGGCCAGCTCCCGCACGACCTCGGCCAGCACCGGGCCCAGCTCGCGCAGGATCGGGGTGACCGAGTCCATGAGCATGCCGCCGAACTCGGCCAGCAGGGGCAGGATCGCGTTGACCACCGGGATGGCCGCGTCCAGGGCGGCAGTGAGGAACTCCGCGATCGAGCGGCCCAGCGTGCCGACGTAGGGCGCGAGCGTCTGCACGATCGAGAGCAGGCCCTCCCCGAGGGCCCGCACAACCACCATGATCGACGGCTCCAGGGCCGCGAACGCCGGACCGAGGGAGTTCGCGAGTTGGCCCACTAAATGGCCTAGGTAGACCAGTAAATCCCGGGTGAGCTTAAACAGCGCGTCCATGCCCTTAACCGCGCCGGGAGTCCCGTAGGACAGTTCCGCGAAGAAATTGCCGATACCGGTCCCGAGATAATCGAGCCCGCGAGCAAACGCCCCGACGAGCGGGGTGGCGTTCGCGATGGCCGTCTCGAAGCCGGGCATCGCCCGCTCGACGAGCGAGGTCACCCCGTCGGTAAAGATCTTGAGATGCGGCGCGGTCATCTCGAAGATCCGGCCGAGCGAGGGGGCGATCCGGTTGAACGCGGCTTCTACCGAGTCCGCGGTGTGCAGTAGCTCGGCCTGGATCGGGGCGGCCAGCCGCGTCACTTCCGCGACGACATGATCTTTCATCGCGGTGAACCGCGTCTTGACCTGCTCGGTCTGGGCCGCCGCCGCGATACCGATCCCGAGGAAGGCCGCCGGGAGCGCCGCCACCGCGACCACCGTGGCCGATGCGGCGGCACCGAGGGCGCCGACCACGCCGACCGTCCCGGCCAGCCCGACGCCCGCGGTCGCCAGCCCGGCCACCGCGGCGCGGACACCGTCCACGGTCCGGTGCAGATCGTCCGCGTCGCCCTTGAACCGCAGCGTGACGGTGGGTCCGCCGGTCAGTGCCATGGCTCAGCCATCCGGATCCCAGCCCGCCTCGCGGGCTGCCCGGCGCATGGCCTCGTGCATCTGTGGCGTCAGTCCCGGCCGGACCGTGGACAGCGAGGGGAACAGGTACCGGCCGCGCGGGATCCACTGCCGGGCCACGGCGTGGCGCCGCCCGACGTGGCCGCCGAACTCCAGCCATCCGACGTAGGGGAACCGGGCCGAGCCCTCGCTCACCGTGGCCGCCAGGCCCTCGGTGCGCACGACCTCGACGGAGCTACGCGCGTGCCCGTGCGGCACCGGGCCGACCGGCATCAGGGCCCGGGTCCGGCTGGCCACCGTCTCGGCGGTGTCCTTGATCACCTCGTCGGCCCGGTCGTCGACGGTGTGATCGAGCGCCGCGAGGCAGGCCAACACGTGCGGGATGCCGTCGACCTCGACGTCGATGTCGCGATCACGCACCACGGGGGATCACCCACCCCGGGCGAGCTGCGCCTCCTGTGCGCGGCGGCCGTAGTAGATCGTCCACTCGACGAACTCCTTATTACTCATTCGCGTGAGGAGATCTGCCACGGTCATCCCTAGTTCCTTGGCCAGGAAATAGGCGAACTCCTCATCCGGCCGCGCCTCGAAATCGTTTGTATGCCGCCTTGCCCGCCCCGATCTCCATTCCGGAGATCTCCATGATCACGTGCACGAGCTTGGACAGGGCGCCGCCCGCCGTGTCGATCTCCTGCCAGCGGGCCACTTCCTTGCGGGTGAACGTCGGCTCGACCGCGGCATAGGACACGAGCACCTGTTCCATCTCGGCCGCGTCGAGATCGCGGTTATAGACGCTCATCGCCTGAGCCCGGGACAGCGGCTTGACCTTGATCAGGCCGAACCCCGGAACGGGGACAGCCGTCAACTCGACCGCCGCTGCCCCGGATAGCAACGCCGCCTTATCGACGATCTGCCCCGGGTCGGTGTCGCCGATAGCCGCGACGCTGCCGCCTGCGTCCGTGCCAATCAGATCCGGGCGGTATTCCTCATCCATGTCTCTGCCTCACGTCGTCCGAGTGCCGTGCGGGTGTTGACAGCCCCGTGTCAACTACGGGCTCGTGCTGGTGGCCACCGAGCCCGAGCCCTGGAACTGCGCCGTGAACTTGATCATGTCCGAGACCGGCGCCGTCTCGACGTAGCTCGTGCACAGCGCATCCCAGGTGCGGGTGGGCTTCCCGGTCCCGGTGCCCTCCGGCTGATAGATCATCTCCGAGACCTCGCCCACGAGTGGC